TTGACCATCTTCAGCAACTTCCATAATACGATCAAGTGCTTCTTGACCCTTTTCAATTAAAGAATAAAGATTTCCTCGTGTGTACTCATAATCAAGAGTACGATTATCTTTACCTTTCTCAAGTTTCTTTAGTTGATCCTTCCCACGCTTAAGGGTATCCTCAGCCTCTTTAACAACTTCAATGTCTAAAGCATTGTCTATGGCATCAAATTTACTCATACATCAGTACCTTTTGTAGGACTCCAGACTCTACCATCAGCAAAGTCAAATCTTTGCTCACTGAACCCAAAGTCATCTCCAAGTTCAACCATAGAATCGTCTATAGCATTAACAGCATTTACAGCACTACCAGTTATATGTGCATTCTTAGGTGTTCCATCAACACCTCTCTTAACTGTTATTGTATTTCCATTAATCTTATCAATATACATCAATTCATTATCAATGTCAATGTATCCATCTTCTACTAATGCAGTAGCATCTGCAACATCAAATGTTATCTTAGTTGCAGATATATCAGTAATTATTGTCGTTGTTGCATCATTATTATAATCCTTAAGTGCTCTAGGTTCAGCAACATATCTAAGTTCTCTAGATGCAGTCTTAGTATTTGATGTGCTTCCATACCTATCAACAATAACTTTCTTAATAAGACCATCCGAAGAAGTAGGTACATTACCAAATAAGTATGTTTTAGCAGTAAATTCTAATGTGTGTGTTATAACTCTCTTCTCTTCCATACCACTGTCATAATTATCATCAAAAGATACACTATCCAAAACCATAGGTATATCTCTTTTTTCTCCAATAGAAGAAACCAAGTCTACTGTTAAATTAAATGATGGTTGAAAATAAGGAAGTATTTGCTCAATTATCTGCAGAGAATCTTCATTATATTGAGTCATCAAATTAAGTCTAAACCCTAGATTGTATGGGACTGGCATATAAACTTTCTTTGCTACCTTAGTTCCAGTAGTTGTATTTGCTTTAAAGGTTTGCATCGTAGAAACCTTTCTTTCTGGATCATATTGTATACTTGTTAACTCAAATGCTAACCTGGGTAATGTTATTGCAACTCTCTTTCTTAAATCTGGTTTTTCTTCTAATCTTGCAAGGAACTTTTCTCTAGGTCCATAAGCAATAGGAACTCTAATAGTACTCCAATTCGTACCATCTTGCTTCTTATGCTTAATGTCAATTGTATTAAAAAGAGTACCAAAGGCAATGATAGTCTTTCGGATTATTTCGTGATAAAAATACGTTCCTAACATAATGTTGTTATTTACCTATACTATCTATTTAGAACTCCCCAAAAGGGTTCTGTTCTGTAAAATCTAAAATAGCATCCCCTTCAGTTTCGAATGGAGTATTATCTCCAAATAAATCAGTATCATCTTGCCTGTTTATTGATTTTACAAGATAAGCACTATCAGAACCATTTAATGTCGTACCTATTCCAACAACTTTCTCTCCTTCTATAAACATATTTCCTTCAGAAACATTATTTACTTGAAGAATCCTAGTATCATTATCCCAATTAACAACATATCCAACAGCATCAGAGTCTACTCCTGTTACTTTTTCTCTGTAGAGGTAATCTCCTTTTGATAATCCTGCAATAACTGGTGGATCTATAGTTATTGTAGGAGTATCCAAATATCCATAACCAGCATTACTAAATCTAATTTGTGCGACTCCTCCATTAACATTAAGGAATGTTTCTACTTGTGCAGTAGCATACCCAACATTAGTCTTAAATTCACCACTATTACTAATAGTAACTACTGGAGCAATTGTATATCCAACTCCAGCATTAGTGATTGATAATCCCGATATAGTTCCAGCAGCAGATACCGTTGCTGTTGCTGTTGCTGTGTTTATTCCTGTAGGTGGCGTTGCAATAGTAACTGTAGGTGCTGAACCATAATATGTTCCTCCATTTGTAATTGATAATGAATTAACAGATCCACTACTAATTGTGGAAGTAGCTTCTGCAGCAATAGCAGGAGTACCGACAACAGTATTTGGAACTACCGATCCATATTCACTTCCAGAAGATGTTACGGTAATATTTGACAGAGAATTATGAGCAAGAACAGCAGTTGCTATACCACCAGAACCATATTGATTTACTGGAATAATTGTAACTGTTGGTGGTACAGTATATCCATAACCAGGATTAGTCATTAAAATTTTATCAAGTGATTGACCAGTCTGACCACTTCTACTTGTCATAATCGCAACTGCAGCTGCATCAACTCCTCTTTCTCCATCTATAGTAGGCGCAGTGGAAATACCAATCGTAGGTGGTGCAGTATATGCAGTTCCATCATTTATTAGATCAATATATCCTACAGCAAATCCAGTACTAATACCACTAGTTGCACTTGCTCGCACCAGACTTGCCTGTGCGGTCTGTGCTCCCAATCCAACCATAGAAAGGGTAATAATGTACCCAAAGTCCACTACTGCTTCATTAACCGCCTCTATAGAGGTCTCTATCTGCTCATCAAGTTCCATATCCATAACTTCACAACTTAATGTATAGACATACAGTTGGTTTAATTGATAGAATGGTTTCTTAGCTTCTACATATTTAATTTCAAAAATAGTATTATCTAAAGGAAAATAAATTAAATCTCCCTCTTGAGGTCTAGTTATAACCTCCATTTCAGATCCATCAAGTTTAGGAGTAATGAAATCCTCATATTTTTGCTTAGATATTACAAAAGTTACTGCATCTGTTGTTTGTACACCAAATTTAGATAGAACATCTCCAGAACCTTCAAATCCTTCATAATTCAACAAATATGCTTCCATTCTAAAAGAGTCATCAAATTTTGATGCTGTAATTTCTTTAAATATTGTGCTCTTATTAACAATCTTTCTAGGCAAATATACAATATCTTGCCCATATATTCTCAACTGCTCATTGATAATATCTTGAACTAACTTCTGTTCGCTTGTTGAACCCTGTAAAAAGTAAGGAGAAAGAGGCATGACATTATCCTATCAAATCCATTGGAGGTAATTCGTACTCTTCTCTGAGTGACTTTTCTATCTCTTCTAATTCTTGCACTGCATCTTCATAAATTTCTCTACCATTTAACGCAACACCACCTGGTAGTAAAACTCCATTAAACTTAATTAAATTTTGACCCCATTGTTTTTTGATAGTAGCAGTCAAATATCTCTTTAACCAGAAATCATTATAGATGTCTGTAGCATTTGCAGGATCTAGTATTCTCCAACAATCAAAAATATAGATCTTATCATCAGGTTGTTGTTCCCAATCAATATCCATATACAATCTATGTCTTTTCTTATTAAATCTCAACTGAATATCTGGAGTAATAATTCTACTCAAATCTTCCAAATATTGCTTTGTCATTGCATAATTTAACAAATCAAGTGCTCCCATATAATAAAGATCATTCAAAAATATCTGATACTTTATATTGAACATTCCATTTGATATTGTACTCTCATCAAATTTGAATACCTTATCTACACCAATAACAGTATCTGGTAATTGTAAATAATTCTGACCTTCATCAAAACCAATATTACCTAAGTGAGTACCAGATACTGTTGTTGTAGTAATACCTGTTTTTATTGTTTCCTTTTCTTCTTTAGTTATCTTGTGCTTCAAATATACTTTTTCTATACCATCGAAATGCCTTTCTTGAAAATATTGCATAGCATCATCGACCAAATCATCAATTTGATCATCATCTACATTAATTTCCAGCACAGGATATCCAAGTCTTCTAAGACAGTAATCAATTAATCCTTGTCTAGTACTTGGTTTACTCATCGAAATCTTTATCCTTCTGGTATTTATCTACAGTCTCTAGACCTTGAATTTGGGATTCCAATTCCGTATAATCCTTTGCTAGAGACTCTAATTTTGCTTCTAATAAAATATTTTGATTAATTAATGTAGAAATTTTCTTATGATAATGATTAATCAAAACATTCACGTCAACTTCACTGTTCATAATTTACCAAGTTCCTCCATCTAAAGTATCAGTCCACATTGGCTTCTCAGTATATGTAGTATTGACATTGGTGGGAGTGGCCATAGTAGTTTCATTATTTTTCTTTGTGTCAGAAGACGTATTAAATGTTCCTGTAACACCAATCAAAGTCACAGTTGTAGCATTAGAAGTAGTCTTAACTACACCATACTGAGTTCCACCTACTTGTGTTATCATATCACCTGCAGTTACGTTCTGAGCACTACCATAAGTAAGTACAATTTCAGTTAAAGAAGTTAGGAATTTGTTTGATGTCCTACTATTTGACCCGTCAGCTGGAGCATTTGTACTCGTTTGAAGACCATTTGCATCGAAATATGTAATACCATGAGTATTGTACTCACCTGCTTGATAATAGATACCTCTTATGTCAAGATAACCCTTAGTTCCACTTACAACACTGTTAGTAACAGTAGCTTCAGGAATGTAAGTCCACATTCTATGTGATTGTTTTAATGTATCATCAAAACCAAAGAATCCTTTCTTAGTATTAGCAGTACCAGAAGCAGTATTATATTGGAATGAAATACCACGGTCAGTATTGCTATCATATGCATGAGTAATAGTTACCTGTTGTGCAGCTGCAATAGCACCAGTAGTATTAGCACTTAAAGTAACAACTTTAGTACCAGTATTATAAGAAGAAACAGAAGTTGATCCAGGAATATTAGAGTGCGCTACAATATCACCAGTATTGATACCAACAACAGAATCCAATGTAATTGTATTAACACCAGAACCAGCTGCTGATGTAACAGTTCTTACACTAGTTACATCACCAAGATTCATTATTGCTTCATTAACAGTAACACTACTTGAGTTTACAGTAGTCTGAGTACCATCAACTTGCAAGTCACCTTTAATAATAACAGTACCTTCATTACTTAAACCATCTGGATATGGATCAATGTATATTGTATTTCCACCACCAGACTTAGAAAATATTTGATTTGATTTAATTCCAATATTATCAATAACAAACTCAGAAGGAGGATTTATTACAACATTATTTTCAAAAATCCATTCGTTGCCAGTTACTTTAACTTTATTAAGAGAATCAGTAGTAACATATTGTATAGTTGATTCATTGCCACTACCAAAGGACAGTTCCTGCATACTTGGTAACTGTACATGACCAGTTCCATTAGCACTTATAACTAAGTGTTCATTAGTTGTTGATGTTGTAACCGTACTACCATCAATTTGAACATTGTCAATTAATAAATTATCAATCTTACTATTACTATCTACAATAATACCAGAATTGGGAGTCAATGTACCATGAACATGATCAATAAGATCCATAAAGTACTTACCACCAACCACTCTTGGAGTACCTTGATCATCACCAACATACAATCTATCACCGCCGTTTGCTTGATCACCTATTGTCTTTACGGTTACGCCAAGTTCACCATAATGTAAACTAGTTGGTGCTGTAGCTAATTGGGATCTCTTAATTCTTATCTTACTTGCCATGACTAGAAGTTACCTCCGTTAATGTCTAAATTTTGATCTGTTCCTGGTGTTAATTCCATACTTGCTTCCCATTTACCGATAGTAGCATTATACACAAGAACCATACCATTCTGTAACGTTCCAATACTAACATCTGTCATTCCAGCTAGTGTACCAGTACCTCCTGCAGTATATGTGGAGGGAACTTTAACAACATTATCTGTTGCTGACGGAACTCTTACTGTAATATCTGCCATAGATTTTATATAGTAGTGGTGACTCCAGCAGTGACAATTGCACTACCTTCTACAATTCTGGTCTTTACTGACCCATTATTAATTAATATATCATAAGTGTAACGACCTGGTTTTAATCCACTTGTTACAGCTGATCCCAAAGATATTCTTAATTGACCACTTATTCTACTAGGAAAAGAGACCGTGAACGTTGCAGCATTCGTTAATGAACTTGGCGATTTCTTCATAAATGAAGCACCAGTATAACCAGTCAAATTTAAGGGAGCATTATTGCTACCTTCTAGATTATAGGTCTGAGTAAAATCAGCCCCTTGATCTATTATAATATTACTAACATATGCTGCCATTACTATTTCAGTTAGAATCTATATACTACACATATTTATAATTTATTGACCCACGATTTGTTTAAGAAGGGTTTTAATTTCATTTATATCAGTTTTCATTGAATCTACATCAGATTTTAAATTGTCAAATTTGATTTTTTGTTCATATTTCTTTCTAGAAATATTCAAAAATTTATCATATTCACTTTTATTTTGATTAATAATAGCATTAGTATTCATATCTCTTACTAGAGATGTATCAGATTCAACTTTTAAATAATTTTCCATTAATCAATATTATAAGATCTCAATGCAATTGCTCTAAAGTTTTTCAATCTTGGAGCCTGTGCCTGATTGGTAGAAGTCATAACAACTTTAATCATAAATGCATTATATTCTGAAATATTTTCTGCTGTGTACTTATGCTCACTAAATGTATTTCTTCTGTTATTAGAATTAACTATTTTATCTGATAGTCCATTAGTATTGAATGGTACGTAATGTTGATCCGCATCTTGACTATCTTCTCTATACAACTTATAGAATACACGGAAGTTTGCATCAGATTCCTTGTGACCATCAAATTGAACATAAATCGAGTTTGATGGGAAGTCTAAATCAATCCTCTTAGTCTCATAAATTGCAGTATTTGGGTCACTTCCAGGAATTTTAGTCCCACTGTCTGTTACATAGTCAGTCACTTTACTATCTACTAAGTTACTATGTAAAACAATATTTGCAGTATTTAAATCAATTAGTGGTGATACGTGCTCACTCTTACTATTAAGAACTAATTCTAATGCAAATGACTTATTATCATCCAAATAAGTATACTCATTAATCTTAGATGCAACTAATCTTGCACTATCCAATTCATTATACTTATTCAATGTTACATTTTCGTATCCAATATCCGTAAATGGAGTTTCAGTACCACTCAAACTAGTTCCAGATGTAGATTTTATTCTTGAAGTAATATCAGTTCCTGTTGGTGTTATTACATTAAGTTTTGGTGTAACTGCTTCAAAAGGAATATTTTGAGACACTTTTACCTCTTTACCACCACCAGAAGTTGTTCTAGAGAAAACCTTTGTAGCATCAGCACCAGTCAATCTTATATGATAACTATCAAAAGTTTTATTTAAATTAGATATTGGATGAGTTTTGTTAATTTTTCTCAATGATACTTTATTGAATTCATACTTATAAACAAATTCATTTTGAGAGTGATTTGATCTCAAACTACCATCAACTTCTCTTGTAATACCAGTTAAAGTTTTATTAGCATTATTGGTACCACTATAACTAATAATTTCTTTACCAACCTTAATATATCCTAACCAACCATCAGTTCCAACACTTTTACCTTCAAATTCAGTAAAGTTAGTTATATCACTCAATGTAATAATAGTTGAGTTGTCATCTATTCTTGTACTCAAAGTAACTGGAGCAAAATCACTTACAAAATTCTCAATTTGTACCTGGTTGGTATTAGAGTGCATACCATGATTCTTATGATCAACTTTAAATGTATAACCATCTCGAATAGCATCAGTAGTTACAGATACAATAGCAAGAGATACTGCTGATCCCGTACTACTATATTCTGATGTTTTGGAACCATTGGCATCACTAGCAAAGGTGGGAACAACATTTGCACTTCCTAAAATAGTCTCAGCATCAATATCTTCAACAATTATTTTATTCGTAGTAGTTGCAACTTGTGAATTCACTATTACCTGAATTCCACTTCCTCCAGTAGTACCAATAGCACCAGATATTGCTAAATCTCCTGAACGATATCCACTTCCTGCAGTAGTAATAGTAATAGTAGTAACTGCACCACTAGCAACAGCAACAGTAGCAACAGCACCATCACCATATCCAGTTAGAGATGTAAATGTTACACCAGTATAATTTCCATCTGGAAGATCCTCAATTCCAGTACCAGTACCAGTAACATAATTAAATCCAGTAGTATTGAGTGGTAGTGGACCACCAGATGCCAATATTCTTCCGACATAAGTATGACTACCTGACACAAGTTGCTGTGTTATCTTTTTCCCTTGGCTAAAGGTTTTGCTAGTTATTGCATTACCTGAACCATCATCAACAGTTAAAATTTGTCTTCTAGAATAAGCAGTTACTGGATTTTCCTTACGAATTGTTCCTTTAGCTAGATCATGGTTGTACATAATCACACTAGATGGAGTATTCGTTACGAATTTTGCCTTATTTAATTTAAATTTGAGGTCATCGTACTGACTTTCTGTCCATAACTCACTATTTTGAGATCTGAATAATGATCCCAATGATGGTTGCTTATCATTTAATCTTCCAGAAATTAAATCAACTTCATTCATTCTTGTTATAAATGTATTCCATCCAACTAATGGAGTTATAAGAGTCAATGCATATCTTCCACTAGGTCTAAGATATACTGGTGATTCAAACGTAAATACAGTACCAACAGATCCATCCTCAGATAATACTGCTTCGTCAGGAGTTATTTTTGTTTGACCGAAAGGAATAATTGTTTGAGAAGGTCTCCCAGTCTCATCTAATTCTCTTATCTGTATAGTTACATCACTTTCATCTTTTGCTTTGAAATATATTTCTCCACTAGTAACAAATAAACCATCTGGGTATTCATTGGCTGGACAAACAAATGATTGTGCAAGAGGATCAAACCATTCACCCTCAGCTATACGTACTGTCTCTTCTACAACATCTGCAACACCTGTAACTACAGTATCGCTATCAGTACCTGTTATTCTACTAATTGGTTGATCATTGACAAATCTTTCAATCTGAGGGGTTTTTATTGATAACGTTTGCTCAACACTATGTGCAGCCTGACCAGAAGTTAGGTAATTTGTTGATGCAGAACTTCCACCTGGATCTAATATAGAAGCATTAGAAGGACTAGTAGTAACCTTAATAGTGTTCATTCCAGTAGTAAATCTAGGATTACTTCCAATTGAAGGATCGGGAATATGTAATGAGAATAATAGATTTCCATCATCATCACTCATAAGGGATAAATCTTCTACAGTTGCTTCAGCAGTACCTGTTTGATTAGTTAAAACCATTCCTCTACTAACATATCCAAGTCTTTCTACTCTTCTAAAATCAGCAAGATCAAATGTGTCAACATTGATAATTTTACTTGTAGATGAATATGTATTAGTTAATACTGTATTTGAATATGGTTCAGTAGCATAAGTTGTTGTTGGAGCATTGAATGGTCCAAACTTATGATTTGCTTGTGCTGCTCTAAATGTAATATCTGGTTGACCTATTGTTTGAGCTTGGAATCCAGCAGTAGTAATAATATCCTGAGTAGAGAAAGATCCTCTAGTCATTGTTATTGGTAATAATTTTGGAACACAGAAATTTGTTACATCCACTTGCTCCATAAAAACATAATATTTTGTATTTGGTTTTAATCTAGTACCAGAAACCTCAATATTTCTAGATCTACAATTAAATAGAACTTCTATGGAAGTTATTTTTGGACCTAAATCTACAGTTTCTGTAGTAGACGATAGCTCCAATCCAGTCTCTCTTTCAATTCCTGATTGACCAAAAGTGGTGGTAGTGGTTTGTGTATCTGATATAACAGTTGTAATATCTCTGTCTGTAACATCTCTTACTCCCCACCATCCAATATCATTTCCATTTTCCCTAGTAGTACGATCAACAAAGGTGGAATCTTCCACTTGACCAGTAGTAATTTCTGTACCAACTACTTCAACATCTCCCCATATTTCTTCTGTAGAATTCCACATTCCAGTTGACATTCCACCATTTTCCCTATCATCAATTCCAAGTATAGTTGCAAATGCTGCGAATGTTCCTTGACCCATATCAATATTTTGTGGAGCAGCTACAATTTCATCTATCCAATAATCAGTAGAAGGTGTTAATTCTAAAGTTCCATGATATTCTGCTAATGCAAATGGATTTAAACTCTCTACTCTTGTTGCTAGTGGTTGATTGATAAACAAATCTTCGGTGTATTTAAGAGTCAATCCAGGACCATTTCTTGTAAGGTTATCAGAATCGAAATCATCAACAAAACGATAGTCACTACTTAATGGATTTAAATTAGATGTTTTTGTTTCAAAGACCAAAGAAACATTTCTTTCAGTAGATTTTGGTCTACATTCACTTCTTTTTATATCAATATCAAATTTAGACTCACCATTAAAATTATGAGAAGCATGATTTCTAAAATTATCAACAAAGAAACCAGATTTAAACTTATCTAATCCAGTATTTGGATCCTTAATTGCTAAATTCTTAGTATCAGTTTCAAGAAGAGATAGGGTAGTATATTCCTCAAGAGTTTTAATTCTACTCTCAAGACCTCCAATATCCTTCATAGTATACCTCTTATGAGGTATCATTTTTATTCTAACATCTCTAGACGCTTGTAATGTATATGGTTGCATTTTAATTATACCAACTTCAAAAGCACCATCAGTTTTCAAAGGTGCTTTTGGATTTATAGCTGGTTCACCTTTTTTTACTTGGAATACACCTTCATTAGTCAAATATAATCTATCAATTCTACCAAGATAATGCGTATAGTCTAAAACGATAGATTGATTTGCTACTAAAGTATCAGTGGTTGATGTGGTAAAGTCTCTATTAGCAAAACAAAATGGTGAAGTAGCTTGAGCATATGGAGCAACAACTCTTGGTCTTATATCAAATGTATCTGATAATCTTACCCCAAGAGCACTTGGTATCTCACTAGTATAATTCAATCCATTGTAACTATTAATTGTTTGAATAGTTCCAATACTTTCATCACAACTATAATAATCAAAAATAATTCTAAGTTTTCTACTAGGTTCTGGAGCATCATTCTTTCTAATAATTCTACCATAATCAAGATACTCTGGTCTACTACCAGTATCTAAATCATAATTTCTACTAATATCCCTATCACCTTTCAATATTAAATTAATATTAGCTACTATACCAGAAGTCTTTAATGTTATAGTTTCTCCATTTTCAAATTCTTTCTGATTTTCATATACAAAAGATAATTCAGTAGCAGTATCTACACTAGCAACACGAGCAAGAGCACCAGAATTGTTTCCAATAAATTGTTCACCAACAGTTACATTGTTAGTAAATACATCAGAAGCAGATGCACTATCTACAGTAATTTTTGGTATATCAGGATCACTAGCATCATTAGATTCAAATACACCTAAAACTCTATGAATATCTGGATAATTTAAACAAATTTCTTTATCTTGTACTCTTGCTCCATACTTATTAGATGAAGGAGACAATCCATCTTTAAATGTAGTATCTGCTGTTCCAGAACCAGTAAGTCTTGATCCATCTATTACTAGACTATGGCATCTAACTATATCTTTCTTTTTGGAAGCTAATGTAGTTCTTTTAACAGCTGCAGTTAAATCATGTGCTACGTTAGTTAAACCCGTAATAGTTAATGTTCTATTTCCATTAGTAATAGAAGTTTGACTTTCTCTTAGGTTTACATTTGTACCTACACTTCCTCCAGCAGATTTTAAATTTAATACGTAATTGTTGGAAGTAAATGGTTCAAAAGTCAAATCATCATCACCCGTATCAGATAAATTAAATACAGCACTTCCACCACTAGCAGTTGCAGTTAATTGTTTTCTTGCAATATAAGATGAATCTTTAACATTAACTGAAGAAACAAATGGATTCTCAAGAGGAATTATATATCCAGGATCAACTGATTTTTCTAAGTCACAACTAAGTACTTTAACACCAGTTGGAGTACAGTTACCTATACTACCATCACATATTCCAGAAATACTTGTAACAACACCTACTGTTAGTGTACTAGCAGTAACCTGAGTTACTCTATTGTATCTTACATCAGCAACACTATTATTAGCAACTGTATAAGAAAGGATATCCCCAACTTTAACTAACCCTCTAAAATCTGATATACCTGGAGTTCTAACAGTACCACCATTAAAATCAAATTGGAATGAAGGATCAAATACCTCTTTCTTACGATCTAATACTGTATCAGCTATAAATGTGATGCCAATACCAGCACCTCCTGGATTACTATGAACAGATTTTACATTTGAAACATCATAATCATCTATTGCAGTAACACTTCTACCATTATCATTTCCATTAATCATCAAAGGTTCATTAACTTGGAACTGGCCTTTAACATCTTGTAATTTTGCACTAGTTTGTCCGTTAGCACCAGTTACTATATAACCACTAGCACCACTATACTTACCTTCTACAAAGGCATTAGCAGCAGCCGCACTACCAAAAGCAGGTGTAACAGTTAATTTAGTATAACCTTGAACATCTAATAATCTTAATTCAAAGTCATATGTATTTCCACCAATATCATTCTTACTTAATCTAGACCAATCATAAACCCTTGCCTTACCAATAACTTCAGCATTTGGATCTTTTATCCACTCATTCTGATTAGCCTCACCACCACTGATTTCACCTCTTTTCGCCAATCTTCTATCAAGAAGATCAATTGCATAACTTGTTGAATTTGTAAATCCAATATTTGGCACACCATATTGATTGTTTACTTTCAACACATTACCAACTTTTATTGGAAGAGACTTATTTTCTTGATCTTTTTTAGTTCTAGGTTTTAATACATCAACAGCACAAGAATACTCTTTAGCTATTCTATAACCATTCACATATGCCTTTCCAGCTGACATTTGTAAACAATATATGTCATCTGAAGGAGTATTTGTATTTTGTGTTAATTGATTTTCGAAATATAGTCCTCTATTATTAATTCTATTATTAAGAGATTCTCTGATATCTATACTAAATGGTCTTACATAATAGTTGCCAGATTCTTCGTATGTTCTTTTTGCTAATGCATCTTCAAACAAATTGAATTTTGGATCCGTACTTGGATCAAATTTCTTAATAATACCATTTTCAATACGAATTAATTCTATAAAATTCTTATCCTCTGGATCTGTTAATAATTTTTTAGATAATTTTGCTGAAACAGAAAATCTATCAGCACCAGGAGCAGACTCATTGGCAAATCCTTGAGCATTATCGTAAAGATCAGAATTAACAGAAGTTGCTTGAACAATTTTTTCAGTAATTGCTAATCCAATTTTATAACTTGGTCTATTTGTATATTGATCTAATATAACTGTTGATTTTGGAACATGTACAAAAAATCCTCTAATATAATAAAGTCCTTCATTAATTGAAACAGAAGCTCCAGTTTTAGTAGAACCAGTTTCAATACATTTTGCAAAAGTACCATTTGCTTCAACTTTTGTTGATGAGTAATTGATATCAGATAAAGTTATTAAATTCTCACCATCTTGGAATGTTTTAGTTATACCGTCAGTTCCTGAAGAATTATACTTAATGTATAATGTATCAAATTTGTCTATAGAGTCAGATACAGTTAGCCTATTGATTACTGTAGCAGTAACTCCTGTTGTTTCTCCTTTAATCTTTATATTATTATCTACTAATACCTTTGTATATGCGCTTACAGGAAGAGTTAAATGAACTGGATCTATTCTAACACAATCATACACACTGTCGTATGTAGTCCCACCAGGTACTACTACAGATCCTTCCTTAAAAAAGTAGTGTCCTAACTTTTCTATTTGATTCTGAACAATCGATTGTGACGTTGTTAATTCTCTAGCTTGAACTGGATAACCAGGTTTGAATAAAACTTTATTGTAGTTTTTTGATTCATCAAAATCATCAAAATATGGAGAAACGTTTAGATTTGTATTTTTTGCCATTTTTTAGAACTCTACTACAATTTTTAACTCTTCTTTTTGAGCTGCAGACCTAGTGATTGACTGCCTGTTATCAATATATATGATGTCACCTGAGTACCTTTCTACTTCTGGTGGAGCAATCCCATTTTTAAATGTTTGGCCTAACTGTACATATTTACCTGTACTCAATGTAATGGAATTTCTTCCATCTGAAAATCCATCAGTAGTACTACCAAAATTAGCATCAAGTAATCCAGCAACTGCACCAGTACCATCACATACAATATTAGCAGTTACATCAGAATCACCTGTATTAACATTAAATGGTAATATCTTATAACCACTAGCATTTAAAGTGGAAAGTCCTACTGGTTGGTAATATTTCAAAATATGTGTACTTCGATCAAAAGAAGCAACATAACCAACAGCTACAGATGAAATACCAGTTACTGGATTATATCCAACAACTTGAGTAATCTTTGAATTTATTGGATAATTCAATTCATCTTCACCCGATGCTGGTACTTGCAACTTCATAGCAAATGTTGATGTAGCAGTACTCCTGTTTATTAATTCTGTAGGAGAATTATATACTGTAGGATTTTTGACAATACCAATTCTGGAAAAATTATTTCCAGTAACGTAATCAGGATCAGAATCGTATTTAGAGTAAACCATTACTCTATGAGATCCACATTCCCTATTAATATCTGAACCATGACCTCCCTTTGGAGGACAGGCAATTTCAAATTCAGCACCACTACCTTTATCTATCGTAACTTTAGCAGTAGAAGTATCATTAGGATTAACATGATTTAAAGCAGTTCCGTAAGTTGTACCAATATCAGTTTCACCTACACCTTGGAATATCACAAATGCTTTTGTGTATCCGACACCTCCATCTACTATTTCGGCACTTTCTACTTGATTGTCACTATTGATAGTAATACTTGCTCTACCGCCATAACCATCACCATATATTGGTAAGGTTGCTTGAGTACCAGAACTAAATTGATATCCAGACCCTCTATTTTTAATTGTTATTGCATTTTTTTCAAGTTTACCATCAACAGCTGCATTAAAAACATCTGCAGTACTTCCAGTACCCCAATCTTTTGGTAATGGTATATATTTTTCAGTTGCAAATTTTATAACATCTGCAGGAGAAATAGTGAACAAATATTTCCAAATATATCCATCTGTAGCATTCGTAGTTGCTTTTTGTGGAGTAACAGTAGCAAAATTCGGTTCAGCAGTTGATTTCTGACCATTTTTATTCTCTGGATCTTCTCCGTTGTTTATGCAAAGATAAACTTTGTACTCAGAGTTAACTACAATGTATTTGGACTCGTATAATGTTTTTGCATCTAAAGATGTGGATGGATTAGTGTTATCAATATTATGCCTATATCTATCGTATATTGATCCACTTTGCCAATTAAATCTTGGAATTATCATTCTAACATCATCAGAAGTAATTCTTTTCATAAAAAGCATACTATTATGATAAGAACTTTCCTGCTCAAACGAATCTTTAGGATCTGGTGGATTCGTTTGCCAATCTGTTTGCCCATATTCAATAGCAGTATTAGTTGGATTGGGATGACCCAGGAAACTATAATAATACGAGGTAGTTCCTGCTCCAGAAAAACTTCCTACAAAAGTTTCTGCATTCAAAATTCTGAATTGATCTGTGATTATCGCTGGCATT